CCATATATTCTGTAAGGACCACACCAAAAGGGAAAACCAGCATACCAGTCAAGGAAAACCAAGCCATTTTGCGCTGCGCATCACGTTTGGCGTCTGCGTCCTCCATTTTGCGACGGCGATCTTCCAGCATGATCGCCTTTTCTTCCGGGTCTAATTTTCCGTTACCGTTAAGATCATATTCGTCCATGATATTTCTCCTAATCTGATAGGGGGTTATCCAGAGCCCTTTGCAATTTTGCGTCAAGGCGGTTTTCTAAATCTTTCATTTCGGTATCTTGCGATGAGCGAAGTCTATCACGTTGGGCTTCAAAACGCACGTCTGCATTGTCAATTAACGATCTGACCTCTGCCTCATTTTCTCTTAGCGATTTATCCACCCGGTCTTCAACGATGCGAACCGTGTCCTCAATCCGGTCAGTTTGTTGCTCAATCCGCAACAGATCATCTTTGAGGCCGTTCTTGATGTCCCGTGAATATTCAACAGCCTCTTCGACTTTCTCCGCCATACCGGAAACCTTTGCATCCATTACATCCATTTGTTGTTGATAAGCGCCAAGGTCCAACCCCGCGACCTCTTCAATCTTTTGATAAAGAACGAAGCCGCCATACAACCCCCCGACAATGGTTGATATAAATGCGAAGATTGCAGCAACAGAAGCAAAGGTAAATTTAAATCCACCAGCCCTAAACTCACGATCAGCAAGTCCATCAATATCATCTGCAACTTTGTTCAGATCGGTCAATTCTCAAACTCCATTTCACCCTCTGAATTCTGACCACTTTCTTGCAATCTTCTTAGGGCCATTAATTCAGCCCGTAACTTTTCGACCTCAAGTCTCCGCTGGGTCAATTCAAGCTGATACAGATCATCACAGTTTATTCTGGTTCGAGGCTTGTCCAGAGGGATCACCACACGGGCATACAAGCCAACATCTTTGCCTTGGCCCACATTACCATCCATGTTGCTAATTACGCCTGTAACGCCCCATTCAAGCGTTGTGCCGCCACCTACAGCATTGGAGCAGTCAAGGCTCCCAGCGCGGAACCGATCAGATTGATAATTCATCGGAGGATTTGGTAGCTGCAAAGCGAGTGAGCTACTGTCTGATCTGGCCTCTAAAGCCCAGAAAAAAGCCACTGTCGCAGCGATACAGAATAATAAGTATATGTCCCAAATTTTTTTCATGCCTGTGGCCCATCCAGTCTTGAGCATATTTTTGATGCAACAAATGGTCTAGTGGATTTTGATTTACTAATCTTGGAAGTGGTGCAGAGATAAACGGCGCGATCAATGTCAATGTTTCTTATATAAACATCAAAATTTTTGCGCTCTTTATGGTCAAGTTTCATAATCCTGTAAGTAGTTGAAAAGGGAATGTTTACCCATTCCTCATCAAAAACCTCAATCTGATAATATTTCACATCGGATCGGGCGTTGAATAATGACATCTCCACTTTTGACACCCCATCAACATGGGATGGCTTTAAATCAGGATATGCTGGGGTCATATCGTGAGAGAAAGCCGCCGTTGCGAACAAGGAAAATATGAAAGCCCTATTTAGCAATGCACTCAGCCACTACAATAGCGGTATAATTACCACCGGGAAACGCTTTTCCAAAACCATAAGATGCGGTTGAAGTTGTTTTGAACCAAGTTGAACCAGCTATGGTCAAATCAAATTCAGATGTAGAACCATAAACAATCTTATTGGTGTCATAAGCCGACATTCCAGCATCAGATGTTTGAAAAACAGATGTTTCCCCAGTCCAAGTTACTGTGTCTGAAAGGGCTGGGGAGGATGAAAACTCTGTTGGGTGAGTTATTTTTGCCAAGTAATAATCAGCAATGGCCACATCATATCTAACAATCGGAATGACACCGCCATCTGTGTTTGCTGTGCTTAATTTATCTGCGGTAGGGTTGCCATATACCCCGGATGTGTCGGTTTGGATCACACATTTGGCCTCAACCATGCCGTTGATCTCTGTATTAGCCGCCGCCGGAAGTGCGGCCATAGCCAAAATAAAAGCAGAATATTTCATTTTAATCTCCATACTGACTTTGAACCATTTGCTCATGCAGCAATTGTTGAGCCAAGTTATTTCTAAGTGCCTTTTTATTATCAGAAATGCCATCATCCGTCAAAATATTGACATCTCCATATGCACCCCCACCGATCTGAGCATTGTAATACATATTTATGTCAGTTTGCATATTGATTTGGCTTATCAATTCTGATTGCCCTTGAGATTTCAACATTGTTATTGCATTTTCAGCAGCCATCAAACCCAGTTCCAAACGAGTTTCTTCCTCTTCTTCTGGTTTATCCAATATTAAATTGCCATCTTCATCATATTTAAAATTTGGGTCTTGATCTAATGCCGCAACAACGGCCTCATCCTCAAGGGCATTATACACATCAACATCAGTAATTTGAGGGGTGGGCCTTATGTAACCGGGGCATGAGGGGTCAGTTTGAGGGTCAGCGCAAAAATCAACTCTGTAGCTGTAAGCCACAAGGGGGTCTTCAACAGTTCCCTCACCTTCGACCTCAATAGAGCCATCGCCCCATTGCGCAGATGGAATATTATTAAACAGGAATTTTTTTGTGATTGTATTGCCCGGAAGACCAGACCAATCGTCAGTTTCCCTGAAAGTGTATCCACTTCCATCTGCATTTGAATTGCCGATAGTGACCCTCATATCATCTTCAGGAATTTTATTCGTTGTGTACCTGTAAATGAGGCCATTTATGTCTAGGCCCGGCACAGAGGGCAGCACAGCGCCCATAGACCAATTCATGCCAGTTGATGCGGCATTGGGTGTTACCCCGTATGAAAAGGGCTCAGAGCAAGAGTAAGAGGCCAAGGACGCTAAAGACAGCGCCAAGACCAATGGTTTTGTCATCCTGTGCATCAATCAAACTTTCTAAGGCTCCACGTTGCATTTCTGGAGCGGGGTCTTCATTGGCTTCCATCTCCCAAGCTGTTTTAGCAGCCTCTCCGATCAGCCCGTCTTTTGGGCAGGGCGTCCCGGCGTTCATCATTGCATCAAATACCCGCTTATCTTGGCACATGACCGATACAGCAGCTACCTTCATTCCCATATCATACATCGTTTTTGCGTTCTTGAGCTTTTCGCAGTTCATATCCCTGACAGTGCGACCAGCAGAAATGCCAAGAATTTGGGTTTGAACCGCACCAGCAACCCCAACAGTGCAAAGATCGCTGTTGCTTGCACTAATTTGAGGGCTGATAGCGCTTGGGGGTGGTGAATTAACTGTGGTCTCCATAGTGCCGGAGCTATTCACAGTGCTTTCGCTTTTTATAACATCATCCTGAGCGCTTGCACTCATTGCTGCAAATATAAAAATTAGGGAAACATAGATGAACTTCATCTGTCTGTCCTGTTTTAAAGCCGCGATCTAAACTCAGACCAAACGGCAAATGCTATAAATCCGAGAACGGCCATAGTGACCCATCGAATAATTGTCCTCCATATTGAGGATTTAGTTTCGCGCCAACCCTCCAGAAGACTGCGAAGCTCTTTGACATCATGCACTGCATTTTCATCATGCAAACCAATACGCGCCAAGGCTCTATCAGAACCTTTTTCGGCAGCTTCAAGAATTAAAATCTTTAATTCTGATTTGGTTATGCCGTGCATTTGCTCCTCATCAGGTGATGTCATCTGTTATCTCGACGTTTATAAACTTATTATTGGGGAAACTTTCAATTTCCCCGCCAGAATATGTTACCTCGAATTCAGCCTCAAATGAGCCAATTGTATCTGTGTCACTTGATGACCAAGAATAATAAACAACACCCCCATCAGCATCAGAAATCACCGCAGCATCATCAACTTTTACATTGTTATCGCCTACTTTTCTCATATGAAATCGGACTGACGTTCCGCTTAAATCAATAACCACTCCAGACCCATCTTTAAGCGTGGCCTGAAGGGCTGGGGATGTGTCATTCTGTTTGATATAAAAAGCCATGTTTTTACCTTACACTTTTACGCCGCTATTTCAACGTCATTTGATTTAGTCAAAGATACGGTAGCATTGTTTGCTGCAACATTGGTTAATTCAGCAACACCCTGACTTGCATCTCCTTCCATGGAAATACGACCAAGGGCCGCATCGAAAACTAATGATGGAACAATTGGGGTTCCAGAACTTACATTATTAGTTGAGAATTCATGCCCTTGAATTAACTGATTTTCAGGTACTATAGGACGCTCCGCCAATAAGCGATCATTTTCTAACTCATGCCCTTGAGTAAAGGCACCCTGATCCAAAATAAATGGGCTTGCAGTAATATCATCTGTGGAGAATGTTTCATCCTCAGACATGGAAACATCATCAATTGAAACTGGCGCTGTGTTCAAATTAGCTGTAGCAAAATTAGATATTATTACACAAGAAACAGTTGGAACAATGTAGCTTTCAGCCACAATTTCTCGCGCTTGAATGCTATGTTCTTGAGAGAAATCTGCAAAATCAATTACGACATTTTGAGCATCAATATCATTCGGAGAAAGGATGTTTTCTTCTGTTATGTCAGCATTATCTAAATCTGGAGCAGATGAAATAATCTCTCCCGCATTAAATGTCTCTTCTTCTGAAACAGATATGCTTGGAACATCATGGGCACTTGATAGCAGTTCTCCAGTATCGAAACCATGATTTTGAATAATTGTTGAGCCATAAACTTCAACCAATTCAACTTCCAAATTGCCAGTGCTGAATGTTTCCTCTTCAGATATTCCATGAGCAGGAACGCTGGGTGAGCCAGTTTCCAAATCAGATATGCTGATTATATGGGTTTGAAGAATAATTGATGCAGATACCAACGGGCTTCCGCTGCTCAAATCTGGCGCTGATAATGTTTCTACTTCAGAAGCAAACTGATCTGGAACAGAGGGTGATCCTGTTACTAATTCAGGGGAAGCAAAATTATGAGATTGAACCAATAGTAATTGAGCAATCGTTGGCCTGTTGGTTCTTAATTCTTGCGTAATAAATGTTTCCTCTTCAAACATAATAGCTTCTGAAACATCAGGGGCAGGAAGCACAAAATTATTTGGCTCAAATGTTTGATCCTGATCTAAACTTGAAGTTCCAATAACAGGCGATCCTGCTGAGATATCCGTAGTAAAAAGGGGAACTGCGAGGTTGAAAGAAGTACTTGGGATAGATGGAACACCAGCATCCAAATTACCTGTGGAAAATGTTTCTTCCTCTGACATAGAGACCAATGAAACAGATGGACTTGATCCAACAAGTGATACAGGAGCTAAATTGTGCCCTTGATTTACTACAGAGCTACCCAGCACCGGAGAGGATGCAGATAGATCGGGAACAGAAAGAGTTTCATCTTCCTGCATGGTAACAGAAGGAACTGTCGGCGCTCCTAATTCAATTACATCTGCAACCAAGGTTGCATTCAAATTAAAATCAGAGGTCTCTAATGTTGGTGCGTCAAGTGTAATGCCTTGAGCCCCAAGGTCATTGTTTTCCACAATAGACGCTTGATCTAAATTTGGCGATCCCAGCAATATATTGTTAGCTGATATTTCATATTTTATAGTGCCATCATCACCGAAAGTATAACTGGCGAATGGGCTTGCACCAAAAGACATATGATCGCTCCTATTAGATCAACCCATATATATCATCTTTTTCAGTCCAAACCAAATAACCATTTTTTTCTAGCTTGGAGGAAATCAAAGTATCATCAACGTGCTTGTGCTCAATTTTGATAAAGCGCGGTTTTAAGATAAAAGAATAATCCATGATGATATTAAGCTCATGGCCTTCTGTATCTATTTTTAAAAAATCAACATGACTTACGAAAGACATTACATAAGACAATGTTACGCATGGAACAGTTATTTTTTCCTCAAAATCTCCCTGCCTGTCGGGGTGTGAGCTTAACTTATAGCCCATGTGATTGTCGGAAATAACATGGGAACAACCCGATAGCCAATTTCCATCGTCACGAGCAACAGCCATTTCAACAGTGCCGCTTCTGTTTGAAACCGCAAAGTTTTTAACCTCAACATCAAGCCCATTATATTGATCTTTTGTTCTTTCAAAAAGATACGGAACAGGCTCAATCGAAATCCCCTTCCACCCGGCCTTTGCAAGTGGAAGGCAAGTATCAAATCCGGCGGCTCCAATTTCAATGAATGTTTTAACCATTTACATCGCCGGGATAGCGACTTGTCCACATCGTCAAGCTGTATTTTGTGCCGCTAATGATTTCATTTACTGCGTGACCATGAGTAACTTCTGAGGGCCAAATCAAACAACAGCCTCTAGGCATATTTATGTTAGAGAAGTTTTGACGCGGAAAAATTAACTCTCCACCTTCATAATCTTCATTTAGCTTAACGCCTCCAGTAACCAAAGAAGCGTCTGTATGTAGTGCCAATGAATTTTGCGTTTCGGGAGTATATTTCATTGTAAAAGCATCTCGCAATCCAATGTGAGCCATAGGCTTCCAATATTTTTCAGAAATTTTACCTAATTTCTCATGCCACAATCTTTCGTATTCGTGCCACAACCCAATCTGCTTGAGCCTAATTTCTTGCGCAGGGAACTTATCGCCATCCATACTGCCCCAATTGCCATAGCTTTCAGACTTGTTAATGAGATAATCACACTGAACGTCTGTTAGGAAATCAGTGGCAATCATTTCAGGGCCAACGACCTCATATTCCAAGGTCAAATAATATGGGCTTTGAACAGGCTTTTCTATATGTTCTTTCACATAGCCAAAGCGCTGCGCTGTTGTTATGAAAAATTGCTTTTCATAATCACCACCATTCCCATGATAAATGCAGCCACAACAATTGGTTTTATCATTCCAAAGCTGATCTTCAAATATCTTGATGTCAGTGTCATGATTTTGGAAAATATATGCTTCAATGTCTAATTTTACATTCCACTGAGTTTTATTGTCTAGGTATCGGTTTTGACAATGAAGCTGGTCATCTTTGTGGGCTACGGTATCTTGAGCTTGTGAAATGAAATCATGCAATGCGTCAGCGCGGCCGATATACAATCCGCTATTCAAATATTTGTATGGGGTTCCAGTTTCAGGCCACAAATGAGCCATTTCTGGCACAGGCCAGCACTCAGCCTCAGCACCGAACACAATATCTGCATCCATTTGATAGAACCGCTCCAATACCACTGACGGGCTATCAGCAAAGAATGTGTCATAACCATCCATAAACAGAACAATCGCGTCACTTGGAATTGTTGCTAGATATTCATTTACAAGTTGAATTTTAGGCATACCCGCCAAGCCAGTCATAGGGTCTCGCCAAGGGTGTTCTTTGCCTAGATTTAGAACTTCTGCACCATATTTGGCCGCAGATTTCTCCAAAGCCCACATTTTTTCCGGCTCAGTTGCAACTGTAACTATACGAAAATCGGTATCTTTGCCTTCTAGCATCTCTGTATCCTCTATTGTGCTTGGTCTAATAGACCGTGGTATTTGCTTAACACGCCCTGTATCATAAAAATAGTTATTCTTATTGTTCAGTTTTCGCGGCACCCATTCATCAACTGGGATTATTGCATCCTGAAAGCCTTGGCAAAGCTCCCATGCGATCTTTGGAGTGATAGCATATGCGTGACAGTTGTACCAATATCCCAAGTCATTCCAGCGATAACCAAGCCAAACACTGTCATACATTTTTAGCTTTGCGTCTATTTCATTCGGGTTAATGCTATCGAATACAGCATCTTCCTCCAAGATGATCCCATTAAGCCCGGAACCCGCTATCTTATGCCAAAGCGTTAAATGGCTCACTGCGCAACCGAACTCGCCTTTCAGCAATGGGCGCTTATGAATTGGGTCTAACCACTCTCTATTGGGCTTGCAGCCGCTCTGTGATGCCGCCTCGCCCCAAGACATATCACGAGCATCAAAGGCAGAGCCATGCAAGCTAATTTGATATATTATCGCCAACGCGGCCCCGAAAACCAAGCTACCAATGAACGCCTTATGCCTTTAGTTACTGGAGACACCTTGTGATTTATATAAGATGGAAAAATTAAAACTGACCCCTTGTCCTTGGAAAAAGATGGCAACGGCTCAACGCTGTCATCTAAATGGAAATCACCACCTTCGTATTCTGTAGGATCAGTAAGCTGGACCGTCATTGAGAGCTTTCTATCGAATGGCTCATTGTGGAAATAATTCACATCATGATGCCAGTCATAATGACCATTTTCTGAGGCATGATATTCCGTAAATTGTATTTCGCAGTTATGAGAAACATCTATTCCCATTATGTCACGAGCTTCATCAATATACGGCGTAAGCATATTGCGAACTTCTAAATTTTCTGTGAGCCATGCCACACGGCTTCGACGCCAACTTTCATCATCGCCGCCAAACGTAGTTGCCTTTGAGATTTCATGTGTTTCTGGTTGGGCTAGTATTTTATCGACTTCTATCGAACTAGGCCAAACACGCCAGTGCTGTCGTGTCATGTTTCCCCTTGCGGTTTTGTGGGCCAGACCACATTATTTGGGAACCCCGGTTGATTTGGAATGTCGCGCAAATCTTGCCTGTACTGGCGCTCCGCATCAGACATAACCCTGTCACCAGAACTCATCCAATCCGTTTCTTTTAATAATTCAACGCGCTTTTCTCTTAGCGCTTTACTACTGGTGTCAGGATTGCCGTTATTCCAACGCTCCCCAAGGTGTAAATCCATTGAACGAGAAACTTTAATCATTTGATTGCCAACTTGATCGAATGATTTGACATCATCCTCTGAAGTCATCGCAACAGAATGTTCTATTATGTCAGTTTTGATATTTCGGACAACAAAAAAGTAAAAGTTTTCCATGTCTTTTCCCTACAGGCTCATTAAGTGGATATGATATGCTCTAGTTTCATTATTTCCATATGTGAAATAAATGGAGCCCGGTCCTTTTTTGGAACCCGCATAAACGCCTGAGCCATAATTTTTATGTTGCCCCCAACCAGCCTTACCAGCAGGAACATAATAAGTCCAGTTTCGTGCGCTTGTGGCTGTTAGAACAGTATTCATTGTGCCATCAGCTGTTCCAGATGGACCCGTTGGACCCGTTGGCCCCACAGCCCCAGTTGGACCAGTTCCACCAGAAGCCCCTGTTTGTCCCTTTTGGCCTTTTTGGCCAGTTCCTCCGGTTGGACCAGTTGGACCGGTGGGACCAGTAGCTCCAGCGCTTCCGGTTGGGCCAGTTGGCCCTGTACCGCCTGTTCCACCAGTGGCTCCAGTTTGACCTTTTTGACCTTTTTGACCAGTTCCGCCTGTGCCTCCGGTGGCTCCAATCTCGCCTTTTTGACCCTTGGTCCCTGTGCCTCCAGTTCCTCCGGTAGCTCCAATTTCACCTTTTTGGCCCTTGGCCCCTGTGCCTCCAGCGCTTCCGGTTGGACCAGTCGACCCGGTGGCTCCGGTAGCTCCAATTTCGCCCTTTTGACCTTTCGCGCCATTACTTCCATTAGAGCCAGCGCTTCCGGTTGGACCAGTTGGACCAGTTGCACCCACTTCACCCTTTTGGCCTTTTTGGCCAGTTGGGCCTGTGCCGCCTGTGCCGCCAGTATTTCCGGTTTGTCCTTTCTGGCCTTTTTGACCTTGAGCCCCAGTTGAACCAGTTGCGCCCGTTGGGCCCGTGCTTCCGGTAGCTCCGATTTCCCCCTTCTGGCCTTTAGCTCCACCAGCCCCAGTTGAACCTGTCGCGCCAATTTCACCTTTCTGACCCTTGACACCTTGAATACCTTGAATGCCTTGAATGCCTTGTGAACCAGTCGAACCAGTTGGACCAGTGGCTCCAATCTCTCCTTTTTGGCCTTTAGAGCCAGTGCCCCCGGTTGCGCCAACCTCGCCCTTTTGGCCCTTTTGACCAGTATCTCCAGTTAAGCCCGTGGCTCCAGTCGCGCCAGTTAATCCAGTGCTGCCAATTTCCCCCTTTTGACCCTTAGCACCCTGAATACCTTGTGCGCCAACCTCGCCCTTTTGGCCTTTTGAGCCTGTGGCACCAGTGCTTCCGGTTGCCCCGGTGTTGCCAGTAACGCCGATTTCACCTTTTTGACCCTTGGCCCCCTGAATTCCCTGTTCACCACCTTCACCTTTTTGGCCCTTGGCTCCAGTTGATCCATCTGAACCATCCGCGCCAGTTGGGCCAACCGCACCGATTTCACCTTTTTGACCCTTTGATCCGTTCGAT